AGCTATTATCATTAAACCTCTTTCGATGCAAGGAGCTCGATCAGCCGGTAAAGCTAATGAGACTTCTTTTAATGAGCTTATAAATTCACATGTTGAAATCAACGGAGGACCAATATCAGTAATCCTACAAGGTAGCGGAAAGGTACTTAAGTACGGCAATGTTAATAAAAGTGAAGATGCTTCTGCAGTAGATGCCACTAAATTTTACAAAGCCGATTCACAGCTCTTAGATTCTTCAGGTAAAGTACTTGCAAATATATCACTCAAAAAAAGAAATGCTGTTAGATGGGAAAGCTCTAAAAGAAGACCTATAGCAGGAGTTGATGTATTTAAATCTTTTATAGAAAAAGCATTAGCAGGTAATTTTGAAAATGTAGGATTAAAACCTTTAGAGCAAAACAATAAATATAAATTATATAATCCTCTTACTGATCAAATACTTTCAAAAGTAGTAGTTAAAAATACTCCTGATGAAGTAATTGATGATGTAGTATTTGGATCTGATGATCCTAAAACAGTCGTAGTTAAGGAAACATTTGAAGGAGGGTTTAAAGATTATACGTTTAAAAACGGTACTTTGAGTATAAATTGCTATATTATCTATACTGATGTTGATGATATAGACGGAACAGACGACGAACCGGTATTTGCTTTTTCTAACCATATAGGACAGGCATACGGAATAGAGTTTAGATCGTTTAGTAAAGGACTTTTATATAGAGACGATCAATTAAAAGGTTCAGCAGCTGAAATAGATTTTAATCAGCTAGTTTAGTTATGGCTAAAGACATAAAAAAAATAATCGCACAAGAGTATATCAAGTGCGCTTATCTTATTACTCTTAAGTCTAGACAGCTAGGTATATCAACTCTTGCTGCTGGATATTCTCTATGGTTGATGTTATTCCATAAAGATAAAAACGTACTTGCCTTGGCGACCACTCAGGCTACAGCTAGGAACCTTGTAACCAAAGTAACATTTATGTACGATGAGTTACCTAAATGGTTAAAGCTACCGACAGTAGAAAAGAATAAATTATCTCTCCGATTAAAAAACGGATCAAAGGTACAAGCTAAATCTTCATCACCAGATGCTGCACGTTCAGAAGCGGTATCACTACTCCTTATGGATGAGGCCGCTTTTATCGATAACATTGACGAAACATTTACTGCAGCACAACAAACCCTAGCTACCGGTGGTCAATGTATGGCCTTATCAACTCCTAACGGTATTGGTAACTGGTTTCATCAAACATGGGAAAGAGCTGAATCAGGAGAGAACTCATTCTTACCAATCAGACTTCCATGGACCGTTCATCCTGAAAGAGACCAAAAATGGAGAGATCAACAAGATGCTGATTTAGGTCCTAGAATGGCCGGACAGGAATGTGATTGTGATTTCTTAGCTTCCGGTGATACCGTATTCGAACCAGAAGATATGTCGTACTATGAAGAAACATATCAAAGAGAGCCTTTAGAAAGAAGAGGGGTAGACGGTAATTTATGGGTATGGGAAGGTGTAGATTACAGAAAATCTTATATGGTTGTAGCTGATGTCGCTAGAGGAGATTCTACTGACTACTCTGCATTTCATATATTCGATATAGAATCAGCAACTCAAGTAGCCGAATACAGAGGTAAACTATCACCTAAAGACTACGGAAACATGCTAGTCGGCATAGCTGCAGAGTATAATGAAGCTTTACTTGTAGTAGAAAACGCTAATATTGGATGGGCTACAATAGAGCAGATTATGGAAAGAGAATACCGTAATTTATATTATAGTGCAACCAATAATATGGAGACTGTAGAGTCTTATATGCACAAATACGAAAGAGATAAACTTGTTCCTGGATTTACAATGTCTGCTAGAACTAGACCTCTAGTGATAGCTAAAATGATCGAATATATTAGAGATAAGTCTGTTACTATTCAATCAAAACGACTAATGTCAGAGATGAGGGTATTTGTATGGAAAAATGGTAAAGCACAAGCACAGGATAGATACAACGACGACCTTATTATGGCTTTTGCTACAGCTCTATATGTTAGAGACACCGCACTCAGATTACGTCAACAAGGTATGGATTTAGCCAGAGCCCAATTGTCTTCATTTAATAATCTCAACTCTCAAAATAAAGCAATTATATCGAATGTTGCTATACAGAAAGAAAATCCCTATCTTACTAAGACTCAACACGGAGAGGAAGACATCCGTTGGTTGTTTAAATAGAACTATTTATATATAAAAATATACCGTAATGGCGGATACTTCTTTATTTGGTAGACTGAGAAGACTTTTTTCTAACGATGTTGTTGTTAGAAACATAGGAGGCGACCAGCTTAAAATTGCCGACACTAATCAAATTCAGACTACAGGTAGATATCAGACTAACTCACTTATTGATAGATTTAGTCGCCTCTACATTTACAATAACAAAAATATCTTTAACCCTAACCTGAACTATCAGACGTTAAGGATTCAATTATATTCTGATTATGAAGCAATGGATACTGATCCAATTATTGCTTCTGCTTTAGACATTATAGCTGATGAAGCTACATTAAAAAATGATCAAAATGAGATTTTATCTATAAAATCCTCAGATGAAAATATTCAACGAGTACTTTATAACTTATTCTACGATGTGTTAAACATCGAGTTTAATTTATGGTCTTGGACTCGGAACATGTGTAAATACGGAGACTTTTTCCTAAAGCTAGAAATAGCAGAGAAGTTCGGAGTTTACAATGTTCTACCCTATACTGTTTATCACATGGTAAGAGAAGAAGGATTAGACCCAGAAAACCCTTCTAAAGTAGAATTCGTACTAGACCCAGAAGGAATTGCTTCTTCAATGAATCCTAACTACTTACCTAAAAGAGACGGTAAACAAAGAACAGTTAGATTTGATAATTATGAGATTGCACACTTCAGATTAATCTCAGATACTAATTATCTGCCTTACGGACGTTCTTATATAGAGCCTGCTAGAAAGATCTTTAAGCAAGTTACTCTAATGGAGGATGCTATGTTGATTCATAGAATCATGAGAGCTCCAGAGAAAAGAATGTTTTATATTAACGTAGGATCTATTCCACCAAATGAGGTAGAGCAGTTCATGCAGAAGACCATCAATCAGATGAAGAAGACTCCATATATTGGAGAAGATGGTCAATATAACCTACGTTTCAATATGCAAAACATGATGGAAGATTTTTACCTTCCAGTTCGCGGAGGAGATACTTCTACTCGTATTGATACAACAAAGGGTTTAGAATACGACGGTACAAATGATGTACAGTATCTACAGGCTAAAATGTTTGCTGCACTTAAAATTCCAAAAGCTTATTTCGGGTATGAAGGAGAACTCCAAGGAAAAGCAACACTTGCAGCTGAAGATATTCGTTTTGCTAGAACAGTAGAACGTATCCAAAAGATTATGGAATCAGAGTTAACTAAAATTGCTCTGGTACATTTATACACTCAAGGATTTACCGGAGAGTCTTTAACTAATTTTGAAATTAAGCTAACATCTCCTTCAGTAATATTTGAGCAAGAAAAAGTAGCTCTACTCAAAGAGAAGATTGACCTAGCAGCTCAAATGAAAGATACTAAGATGTTATCATCAGACTATATCTACGAAAATATCTTTGATATGTCGGAAGACAAGTATATGGAGATGAGAGATTTAGTTAGAGAAGATATTAAGAGAACATTTAGACTTAATCAGATTGAATCAGAAGGTAACGACCCTGCTAAATCAGGAGTAACCTACGGTACACCACACGACTTGGCTTCTATGTACGGTAGACGTGCTACTTCAACTCCAAAAGGCGGATCGCCAGATGATGTACCGGTCGGATACTCAGAAGTAGAACCTGAAAAGGAACAAGAATGGGGTCAGCCAGGACCTGAAGGAGGCCGTCCTAGAGAAAAGGCTTCTGTGTACGGAACCAATGATAACCCAATGGGTGGACGTGATCCTCTAGGTACTCACGGTATGCATGGCGGATATCCATCAGATAATGAGAATGTTTCAGAAAATTTAACTACACAAGCGGTTTTCCATAAAAATAAAGAATCTTTAAAGAATATTGTTTTTCAAAAAGAACTCTTAAATGAGACAGACTTACTCAACGAAGACAACATTAAAGATTTAGGAAAGTAACGCATATTTATAATCGTAAACGTGTATAATGAAAGTAAAGCATTCGAAATTTCGTAATACAGGGCTTATTTTTGAGCTTCTTGTAAAGCAAGTAGCTTCTGATACTCTCAATAACCGTGATTCTGCTGCTGTTAGTATTATAAAAAAATACTATGCTGGCAAGTCATCTTTAGCTAAAGAGTATAAACTTTACGAATTTATAACTAAAAATAAAAACGTTTCTCAATCTAAAGCAGAAGCAATTATTTCTACTATCACAGAAGTATCTAGAAAATTAGATCAAACTATTCTTAAAAAACAAAAGTACGAGCTTATCTCAGACATAAAAGAAAACTACAATATTGATGAGTTTTTTAGCATTCAAGTAACAGATTACAAAGCTTTAGCTGCATTATACTGCTTATTAGAAGCACAGAACAACTCAGAATTAGTTGATCCACAGACTCTAGTAGATAATAAAACTACCATATTAGAGCATATGACTGCTGAACCGCAAAAAGAAGCGGATGTTAAAGACACTTTAATAGAAGATTATTCTAAGT